ACCGCGTTACGCGTGATAGGGAGCCGAGTATGCAGGCGATGCAGAGCTTCTTTTGGAGCGTTGCGATTACGCTTGACGGCGACTTCCTGCGGTTGCCGAAGTTTAGGCATATGGTAAACGGTGGTTCTACTGAGTATCAACATAACGGATGGCACGGTCTTTATGTGTTTAGCGAGCTTTATTCTGACGGGCGTATTTATCCTACAGACCTAAATTTTAAGAACTTTGCAGACCACGCAATTAAAGCGGCTGATTACTGGCTGACACAGCGACAATGGTTTAATCCTGAGTGGATGGCGTAATTATATAAAATAACAGATAACACATAGCCTCACGGCTTCCAACCGTGAGGCTTATTTTTTGTTCCCAAGCCTCCGAACCCACTAAGGAATTAGGCCTGTATCAGATTACATACATATCACAGGATTGAAGCCGACAGAATTCAGAGAAAATATAATGCCGAGGTGGTTAGGTGATGTATAGAATTCCAGTATTAACAGATACGGAGCGCCGACGCCTCCGCGCAGCCCGCGAGTCCAAAGGCTTGAGCCGTCAGGCGCTCTCTGAGCGCATCCACTACTCCGCATCCGCGATTGAGGCAGTCGAAACAGGTATAAAAAATCCCAGTTTAGAATTTTTAAGAAATTTGTGTCGGGCGCTGGAACTCGATATAGGCGAGCTTTTTGATTGATTAGGTGACCAATTCCATACTATTTGGCGGTAACGCCTTTTTCTTTTTTGTGTGATGATGGGTGTAAGAAAATACCAACTGTCGAAGTTGACTGAGCTGTGTGCCTCGCCTGCTCTATACATAAATGAATTTCAGATTTTTCGTGAGGTGCAGTATGAAGCTATCAAGCACTGTGACAGCACTGACCCAATTTAGCGGCTCCGATGAGCTATGTGAGTATATGTCCGACCTAACAGGCGGCGTTACAATGCTCGCATTTAGTCGTGGCAAGGATGCCGTGGTTGCGTGGCTGAAGCTAAAGCGGTATTTCAAGACTATTATTCCGTACTATATGTACCTGATACCGCCGCGCCCGATGTCCTTTGAGGAAGACTCTCTAAAATATTTTGAAGATTTTTTCGGGCAGCACATCGTAAGACTGCCGCACCCGTCACTATATAGATACTTTTTGGAGTCGGTCTTCATAGACCCACCGATGGTTGAGGTTGCGGGTGAAATGATTAAGGACGGCACGCTTTATCCTGTCACGTATGAGGACAATCACGCTGAGATTGAGCAGTGTTTAGGCTACAAAGACCTTTATCAAGCATCAGGCGTAAGGATGGCGGATAGCCCGATGCGCCGCATATCTGTTCTCAAACATGGTAGCGTGTCGCACAACAAAAAATCGTGGCTCCCAGTGTATGACTATGTAAAAGAGGACATGCTCAGAGAGCTGAGAAGCGCAAAGGTCAAGCTCCCCATAGATTATAAGTGGTTCGGTCGCACATTTGACGGGATAGACTACCGCTTTATGAGCGTCCTGAAGGAAAAGTCCCCGAAGGACTTTGAGCAGATTAAGGCGGCGTTCCCATTAGTGGAAGCGGACATTATGCGTATGGAGTATAGGAGGCGTCACTATGAAAATAAGTAAGCCTACGCAAACCCTAAAAGAGGTTGAAAAAGAACTCTCCGAGGATTTGGAAGTCGGATTGAGCGAGTTCAAGCAGCGCAAAGAAGCAGAAACAAAGCGTTACAAGGATGCGACTACAAGCAGATTTTATTTGTGCGTTGTTTTCCAGACGCAGGAGCAGTTGGTGGAGTTTAGCGAAAAAATTCAACATACCGATGACATATTCATTGACGGCATGGAACTCGCTAAAAAGTTTGGAATTGAGCTTAAGAGTGATGTTCCTGATATGCCGAGGATCCCCAAGAATCCCCAAGAATTCGGCGTATACGGAGTTCGTATAAAAATATAGGAGGTGAGTATGTATGAGAAGGAGAGACCCGTTCGGTGCGAATGCGATTCGCAGGTTTGAAGCGAGTGCCAATCGTAGGGCAATGCGCGTTGTCAGTGCAAGTCTGAGCGGAAGCTAATTCGACATGAGGGGCGTAACTTTATGTAACGTCCCCTCACCCCGTTCAAAAACGAGAAAGGAGGCGGCAGGATGGCGGCAATCAAGAAGCGCATGTTGATTTATAAGCGTTCTTTGGATGAATGGTTACAAGATGACAACCTGAAAATCGTGCGCGGAATAGCTATGCAGTGTCTAACTTATGCAGACCTTGCGGCGTGTTTGGACGTAACGGTTCAAACGCTCACGAACTGGCGCAAAAAAAGCCCAGAATTCGCTGAGGCTGTTGAACTTGGCAGGAATGAAGCTGATGCAGTCATTCTGACCGTTTCCTTCGACCAAGCGGCTCGCGGTGACAACAACGCGCTCGACAGGTGGTTCAGGTACAGGATGAAGCTCGAAGACGAAAAGGATGCTGACGATTTTGTGCGTGTAATTCTTGAGAGAAAGAAGAAGCGTGATGGAACTGACGCTTGACGATTTAATAATCCCAAAGCACGACAGCCTCCTCCTCGACGTACTTGACCACAAGCACACGCACTACACCCTATACGGCGGGCGCGGCGGCGCTAAGTCCAGCTTTATAAGCATCGCAATCGTGCTACTGATAACGCAAAATCCACAGGCTCATGCGGCGGTGTTCCGCAAAGTTGCAAACACGCTACGGGACAGCGTTTATGCTCAGATAAGTTTTGCGATAAGCCTCCTTGGAATGGACTCGCTTTTTAAGAAAACCGTGTCCCCTATGGAGATTACATACAAGCCTACAGGTCAAAAGATTTTATTCCGTGGTCTTGACGAGCCGGAGAAAATCAAGTCAATCAAGGCTCCGTTCGGGCATTTTGGGATAACATGGTTTGAGGAAATTGACCAGATGCACGGGCGCGAGGAAGTCCGTAAGGTATTGCAAAGCACGATGCGCGGTCAGAGCGGCATATTCTGGAACTTTGAGAGCTTTAACCCGCCTATATCAGTACAAAACTGGGCGAACCAAGACTTACTTGAGGAGCGCGAGGCGCGCATAAAATGTATGGCATCATACCTCGACGTTCCCCGCAAATGGTTGTCAGACCAGTTCTACGAGGAAGCCGACCACTTAAAAGCAGTAAATCCGAGAGCATACGACCACGAATACCTCGGAATAGCAACAGGAACAGGCGGTAATGTTTTTGAAAGCGTCACAATCCGCACTATCACGGATGACGAGATAAAAGCATTTGACCGCAATTACTACGGAATGGATTGGGGATGGTATCCAGACCCTAATCATTTCAGCGAGATGTACTTCAACGCTGGTCGGCGGGTTCTATACATTTACGGCGAAATACGCCGCACAAAGACCAAAAACCCCGCAATGTCGGAACTCCTGAAGGAACGGCTGAAAGACAGGTGGCAAAACATACGTATAACCGCCGACAGTGCAGACAACAAGAGCATAGCCGATTTTCGTGATTATGGTTTTGATATGCGAGGCGCGATTAAGGGTCCGGGGTCGGTCGATTATAGCATGAAATGGTTGGCAAGCCTGTCGGAGATAGTAATAGACGACGCAAGGTGTCCGCACACAGCAAAGGAGTTCAAGGAATATGAGTTCGGGCGCGACAGGAACGGCGATGTCGTAAGCGAGTACCCAGATAAGAACAATCACGCCATCGACTCCGTGCGATATGCCCTTGAGGAGATATGGAAACAACGCGGTGAATAAGGGCAGGTGAGATTTTATGGGTATCATCCAGTGGGTGCGAGGGGTGTGGAATATGCTGACAGGGCGCAAGGATATAGAGCAAGCACTTAGCTTGAAAATAGTGCGTAATACGGAGCTTGAAGCGGCTCAGGCGCTGTGGCGTTCAATGCTTGCAGGTGAAGCCACATGGAATGTGTCTGTAGACCCGCCTGCGTCCCCGAGCATACATATAGCGAGTTCCATCTGCCGCGAAGTCAGTAATAATAGCACCTTCGAGCTTGAAGCTACTCTTGACGGAATAGCCGAGTTGCAGACGAACTTCGATAAGGCAGTTGAGCAAATGCCCGAAGTTGTAAACCTTTTGGCGGGTTACGGCTCCCTCGTCTTAAAGCCGTTTGTTCGCGGCAGCCGCGTACTCGTAAACATCGCTACTCCTGACCGTTTTTTCCCTTTGAAGTACAACGAAACGGGCGCACTCGTAAGCGTGGCATTTGCCGACACGTTCAACACCGCTGAGGACTTTTATACGCTTGTTGAAACGCATACGTGGGATGAGCCTACATCCACATACACAATTACGTATAAGGCGTTCCACAGCAAGCAGAACACGGATTTAGGCAAACCGATAGCGCCACAGAGCGTCCCAGAGTGGTCACACTTGCAAGATATTTCATTCGTAAATATCTCACAGCCTCTGTTCGTGGAGGTGTGTTTGCAGGATAAACAGGCGATTTTCGCCAAAGCGGTCAAGCTGATACGGCTT